TCATACTGGAACTGCTATTAATATTTTAAAAAGAGATAGACTATCAGTGCGTGTTAAAGGTGATATTAAACATATTAAATGCAAATACTATTTTAGAAAATTAACAGAGGAAGATAAAGTTAAAATATCATTAGTAGAAGCAATATTTGATTCTTAGTTTTCTTTTAAAATTGACTATTATTAAATAAGTTTTTAATAATTAATTATGAGTTTTAGAGTATCTAGTAAAACCTTAAAAGAACTTGAAAATAATATAGAAGGTCATCAAATAAAAATCTTAGCTCTTATCTATAAAAGATATATCGAGAAAACTGGTGTAGCTTATGACGATTTCATAAAGGATTTTAGTAATAAATGACATAGTTTAAATAATTTTCTATGATTATAGTATAAGATGGATAATTGCGGATGTGCTCCAGGTTCTTTAGTAACAAACCAAAGCGATAACTTAATTGGTGGTGGATTTAGTAATAATGGAAGTTTTAGTGACAATAATTTAGGAAATAACTTCATGAACAACAACGCCAACAATAATTCTAATAACAATACTAGTGTTGATTTAAATACTATCATAAATCAAGCAAACAATGTAAATAATGTAGCTAGTAGTAATAATAATGTCAATATAAACGATGTTATCAACAACATTAATAGAAATAATGGCAATAATAATAATAATGGTATGAATAAATATCAAGCCCCAGAAGGTCCAACATCCTTTTTACAAAACAATTCTAATAGTATAAAAACAAACAATGAAATAATAGAATCAATAGCTAAAAATAATTTAGCTGATTTAAATAATTTAAAAAAACCAGAAGAATTAGGTAAGGAAGTAGTCCAAACAGCAGAAGAAACTATTGCTCTTTCAAAGAAACACATTATGTTGGCTACTATTTTCACTCTTGCGTTAGCTTGGAATGATGCTATTAAATATTATATTGGAAGAAACATTAAATTGAATAAAGCTTCTCCATTTTACTACTTATATTATGCATTAATTATTACATTTATTTCAGTAGTCCTTCATATGATTCTTTCCTAATTAAATTCTCAATAAATTTCCAAAAGGATCCCAAGGATTTAATTGTATTTGCTTCTTTTTTCTTTTATTGTAAATTTCCAATAATTTTTTTGGAATAAATTTTTTATGAATCACTGCTGAAAATACAAATTCACCAAACCATTCATTTGTCATTCTAAAATTACCATTCTTTCCTGTAACATTACCCCAACTATTTTCAACTAACCAATGTGTAGTTTTTCCATCAACACCTTTGGTAAAACCCTTAAAAATCATAGCATGCGAGTTACTAGATATGTTATATATTAATTGAAGTCCTTTTTCTATTTCAGTTTCAGTTCCAAGTGTTTCACGTAATTTAAATGCCTTTTTATCCATAATACCTAATGATGTAACTGAATATTTACCAACATCTGCACCAAACCATACAGCCTTATCTTTTTCAATACTTTTGCGACAAACGCTTTGAATTAAATCAATAGGAACATTGAAATAAGAATTTTGACTACCATTATGAATTTGATTACTATATTTAACATTATAAACCTCATTTCTCTTTTGACTTGGATAATCAATTAAAGTTACATAGTCTTCCTTATTGAATGGAACGTATTTTTTAAAGAAATCTTGTGGTGTAATTTCACCTATTCTTCTAAAAACACCTGCACCACCTTTTTTCCCTTTTTTAGATTTTGATTTATTCTTTCTACCCTTTTTGTTTGTTTTTTTACTTGATTTAAAACTTTTCTTTTTCATGTATTCCCATACAAATTTTTTGGGTGGTTCTCCTAAAAATATAACAAGAAGATTATAAACTTTTTCCATTGTTTCCCTAATAATTGTTTTAATTGTGTCCAATGATTGAGTAATTCTTATTTTAAATGCGGCTTCACGTAATGTATCTTGAAGAATCTTATTCATAGCATCTGAATTTCTAGCATGATAAGAATCTTTCATTTCAGTCTGTGGAACTATACCATATTTATGAATTAAATCAGAAAAACTAGTAAATGTTCCACCATCTGAACAAGGTTCATCAATTAGCCAATGTACTATTCTTGAATCTAATGGTTCATTTATGGTTTCAACTATTTTATCTAAGAAAAAATTTGCACCTTCTAATTTATCGTAAAAGAATAGGTAATTTTGACTAAATTCAAAATTATCTTCAAGTTTCATTTTTTTTATGAAATCAAGTCTAATTACATTTAAATTAGCAAACATCCAACATCTTCCACTTGAATGTTGGTCAGTAGCTTTTACTTCTACATTAATTACCTTTGAATGAATATCATTTGTATCTTTCTGCAATGCATTTCTATCTAATACAACGTGTTTTAAACTTGAACTAGAAATAGCATTTTTAGAAACTTGAAATTGTGGATTCATATCGAAGTTTTTTTTAAAATCTTCTAATGTCTGTGAATTTAATTCCATATTATTATATAAGAAGATATTAATTAATACTATTATGATAGATACATTCCCTCGACAACCTCCTGAAAAAGATACTGGTAATAGAGAGTATAAAAGGCAACTCTATTTAAAAAATAATAGAACATTCCCTCAAAAAGCTACACAAATGTTATATAGAATATACGAAGGTAATGGCGTTGCCTTGTACTTACTAGGTATTGAAGATAATGGAGAGATTGGACACGTTTCTAAAAAGAATATTATTGAAACAATAGAATGTTTGAAGGAAATTTCAAAAATAATAGAAGCAGAAATAAAATCAGTTAGAATGTATGAATTAGGAAATAATGGGACTTGTGTTGCTTCAGTAAAGGTTTATAAAAATTTATAAATTATTCACGAGAACCTCTTTTTCTTAGATAACCAGGATGTCTAGGAATACCATCACCAGTTAAACCCATATATGTATATGTAACAATAGTTCCTACTGGATGTGTGGTCATATAGTTTTCTCTTACTGAGTCAGTCATTCCAGACATTTGAAATCGTTTTCCATTGTCTAATTCACAGATAAATGCACCTAATTTATCTTTGTATTTTCCTGTTCCTGGTGTATAACCAACTATTTTGCATTCGGCGTCAAAGAATTGTTTAACTTTTAATAAATATCTACTTCTCTTTGGTTCATATGGAGAATTTGGAGCACGTAACATAACACCTTCAGCACCTTTAGACAATAATTCTTTAAAAGTTTTAGTTAAATCTTCTTCTGATTTTACCTTTGTTTGTCGTGTTAATTTTATAGGACATTGACTCTTATTTACACTACATAATTTTTTTACTAATTCTTGTAAAACTTTCATTCTTTCTTCAAATGGTCCAGAATGTGATGGAATATCAAATACCTGATAACTTATTCCCATTTTTTTCCATTCTGCCCAACATGGTTCTTTCTTTCTAAAAATACCACACTTTTCAAAATTTTCACGACCAGCAAATAATTCACCATCTAATGCTATTCCCCTTGGCATCCAAGCTTTAAATTCTTCTGGTGCATTAAAAATATTACCAACTCTTGAACGGAAATCCTGTCCATCCCAGATAGCACGATATCCATCATATTTTTCCGATAAATACCATCCTATTGGAGCTGGTGATGTTCCTTTTGGTGGAGAAGTTATTTTACCTGTTGAGGTATCTTTAAATGTATGAGCTAACATAACTCCTTGTTTTTTTACATCCCAAACTACATCTTTACTAGAGGCGACTGGTTTAGCAGGTGATTCGACTGGTTTAGCAGGTGATTCGACTGGTTTAGCAGGTGATTCGACTGGTTTTTTTACGGTTTTTTTCATAATTTTTACTTTATTACATCTATTAGTCTTAGGATTCAATACTTTTCCAGGAGGACATTCTTTTTGGGTCTTCTTTTCCTCTACTTGTTTTTTTGCAGTTTTAGCCATTAATTTTTGTCTAAGAGATACTTGATAAACTGAGTAGATTTTTTTTAATTCACTAGGATTAGAATCTTTTACTAATTTATAACCTTCACCTAGTTTTCTCTCGGTTTCTCTCCGAGTATATCTTTCTGGAAATGACGCCTGAGTATATAAAACTCGCTTCATACTACCTGAAGTGCCTATTTTTCCATATCTTAATAAAAAATATTTTTCAGGTTCTGGAAAATGATGTATTTCCCAAAATTTTTGTAATTTATCATTTTTTAATTCATAATAAGGCATATTATAAATAATTAGTATAAAATAAATTAATTAACCAATTTTATTAACTGCATTAAAAAGTGCAAATTCTAATGGACTTTCTGGCGTCCAAGTATCCCACTTATCAGCATAATTATAATAATTACGAACAAACTCTTTATCAATATCATTTTCTAGTTTTTCAATATCTGCGTAACCAATTCTTGAAAATTCCTGAATTTCTGAGTCAGGAACTACACTATCACCAAATAGCAGTTGTTCTGTAGTCTCAGTTTCACAAGTGCAATCACAATCACCCATACATTCACACTCGCAATCGTCTAAATTTTCTGCATCGCATTTACAATCACAAGTGCAAGGACATTCGCATTCTACAAATTCATCCTCTCCATTTTCAGCAGCAGCTTCTGCTTCAGCTCTAAATTGTTGAATTTCACCTACATTGTCTGGATTTTGAAAGAAGTCAAATACTTCATATTTCAATCCTAGTTCCATATCTTTTTTAGTTACTCCAGACCTTCCACAGATTTTTACATGTCTAGATGCATTTTTGATAGAATTTTTAACGAATACTGCTAAGAGTATTTCTAGATCTTGAATACTAAAAGCATTAGTTGGATTATAATCATCCGACAATCCACTTCGCATAAAACTATAGTCAGACATTTTTTTCAAATTATCTAGTAATTTTATGTAATTAAAAATAAATAAATTTCAAACTCAATTTTAATTTTCTAGAGCATCGCCTATAATATCTGCGAATTTATCCCATAATTGTTCTCGTGTTTGTATATCTTCATCTTTAATAATTTCTTTAATAGCATCTATCCAAGCCTTTGGAGTTTCAAAACCATATCTAGAAATAAATTCCTCAGTATATTTTTCTGCTGTGCTTTTTTTGTATTTTGAACCTTGCTTAGAATAATGTATTGCTAAAAATCCTTGCACTAATTTAATTATTGACTTCATATCTAATTTTTTAACCATATCTTCTGTTTCCTTTTCGCTTCCTACAAAATCAAATACTAGTCTTACAATTTGATATTCTAACCAATGTGGTCTCTGTAAATCTTTCTTAAAATCTTTAAGACTGTATTCTTGAAATTCACTTTGTAATTCTACAAAAATAACTTCTAATATATCATCATCGTCATAAAATTGTTGTGGAACTTTAATACCAGTTTTAAGTATAGTTCTTATTTTACCTTTTAATTCTTCTTCATCTCTAGAACCTAAATTATTTGAATTTTCTGATGAAAGAGAATCTGCTTTACGGTCCTTTCTACGTTTCTTTTTATCGCGCCTTTCTTCTTCACGTTTTTTACGTTCTTCAAGTTCTTTTTCTCTATCCACTGGAGGTTTTTCCATTTTCTTAATGAGGTCCTTATTTTTCTTATAATATTTAGCCATTGCATCGTGTTGTTTTGTTATTGAATTTAATAAATCTTGTAAAAATCCTAAAATATCTTTGAATTTTATATTTTCATTAAACTTTGCCTTTTCAACAGCAGCTCTAATAAGGTCTAAATTATCCATTAATGTTTCTAAATTTCTTTTATTTAATCCATTCTTGTAAATGCGCCCTTCGTGTTTTGCCGGGTCTAATGTGAAATCAACTATAAATTGAAGTGCTTCTGTTGTAATTCCACCTACTTCATCAAATAATTTTTGAAGTTCATCATTTACATAAAATTTAAAATCTTCCTTACTCATACCAAATGCTTCAGCATTTAATTTATTATATCTTAAATAATAAGGGTCCGCTGAATTAGGTTTTACTTTTAATCCATTACTTGGGTCACAAACAAACATATTTGTGGGAAAATCAAATGAACCTGCTGCGTTATTTTCTACTATGCATTCACATCCAGCAATT